TGGTCAGCGTGAAGACGTTGGTGGCTACGCTGGTGATGGTGCCGAGCACGCCGTTTCCGCCCGTATTCATCGCCATATCTAAAGCTGCGGTAAATTGGCTCATGCACTTTGAAAATGTTTCTTGCGTGGCGGTCTTGACGCCGCGCCCGGAGGCAGTCGCATACTCCGCGAGGGCGGTCCAGCTAACTCCCAAAGTCAGGTAAATGGGGGTCAGCGTGGCTACGCTCCAGACCGGTCCACTCGTCCCGCCCAGGTCTGCGCCATCCATGTTGGCTTGCTGGAACGTTCCGTTGATGGAAGTGAGCAAGGGAATACGGGTGGCGCGGTTGCTGGCCGGATCGGAATCGGTCTTTTCGAGGCGAGAATACAGCGGCATATCTACTTCGAGTAATTCAGGAATGCCCTTTTCAAAGAGGATCAACTCTTTTTCGAGAGCCTGTACTTGAGTTTCAGTTGTTGCCATCACTTCTCCTTTTAGAGCATTCCCGAACTAGATTTATGGACGTGGCTGGTAACGGCCGTTCGCTAACTCCTCGTAAATCTGTGAGGCGGTGCGAGGCTTACCGTTACTTGGTGCGGGCTTGGGAGCGGTTGCGGAGGCTCCGGCTTGCGCACCTAGTCCAACGTCTTTGGTCTGTGCGGCAACGCTTTGCGCTTTTGCGATTTTTTGCTTTTGATTGGTAAGAATGGTTTTGCTCCACTCGCTCAGGACGGCAGCGGTGGCGCGTTGCGCAGCGAGTTTTCCGCGTCGGGTGCCAAAATCAATGGCGGCACGCTTATCGGCTTCGCTGGTTTTGCCCTTGCGGGCGTTGGCTTTGTAAATCTCGAATTGCGCCCGCGTTTGCGGTTGCGCGACAACGGTTTCAATGGTTTTGTTCCAACATTCGTTCATGATGCGTTTCATTTGCGCATCATTCAGGTTGGGCATGGTGTCTTGGACTATTTTTTCGATGTCCGCCAAAAGCGTTTCTCGCACTTCGTAATCGACATTCTCGATAAACGATTGCGCTTGTCCTTGACGGTCGGATTGTTCTCGTTCCGCTTTCTCTCTGCGCAGCTTTTCAAGCTCCGAATTGGGAGTAGCGGCTTGCGGCTGAGCGCCGGGACGGATGCCCAGCTTTTGCGAGATGAAAGAAACAGCGGCCAGATAGTTTTTATCCCCGCTTTGCTGTGCTTCCTCCTGCGCTTCCTGGAACATGACGTTGATAGCACCGTTCATATAGAAGCGTGCTTGCACGGAGTAGGCTTCGGGGTCGGATTCGGCCAGAAGTTCCGGCAATTTTCGAGCGAGATTTGAGAACGCCAGTTGATCGCTCTCTTTCAGCGCTTCGACAAATCTCACCGGATCGGTTCGGAAGGTGTCGCCCATCTGCCGGTAGTTTTCGGCTTGATTCGTGAGCGTTTCGGCGTCCGCGAGCGTGGGAATGCGTTGCGCTATCTCTCGAAATTCATTGAAAGATGGTGCAAGCTCCGAATACGCCTTTTCCCGGCCAAGAATCGCCCGTAATTCTGGGTGCTCCTTGAACAGCGGTTTGTATTTCTGAAAATCTCCGCTGGTTTCCGGTACAGCTTCTAAATCCGGCTCCGTTTCCTCTGGTTCTTCGGTAGTTACCTCAGTTGGCGGTATCTCTGTCTTTTGGACAGACGGGTCCTCACCCGGTATGACCTTTGGGTCGTCAACTATAGGTTCGCTTGGCGGCGGCGGTGGAACGACTGGCGCACTTCCAGTTGGTACAGCAACTTCTTCAGGCATTTGTTCCTTTCTTTAGTGGCTACGCTGTTGACGGTTGCGAACCGTTACCACTTTTTGGTGATACAGGCGGTTGCGGGGGTTGCGGCTGGCTAATCGCCTCTGCGCCGCCTGGGTCAGCCATCGGCCCTTGTCCCGCTAAACTTTGTTGTGCGATTGCTTGCTGTAATTCCTTGGCTTTCTGCATCATCACGAGAGTCTTCAGGAATAAATAAACATTCGCGTAGCCTGCGGGATTACTGTTTTCTGCTCGCATGCCCGCGTCAGAGGTAAACCACTGCTTCACGGTGGCAGCCGCCACCGGCAAATCGTCAATGAGCGGATCGGGCTGCACGCTCGGAAGCATCGGACCGGGCTGCATCGGCTGATGGGGTTCCGGCGCGCCGCTACCTCTTGGGGAGGGTGCGGAGTTGGAAGGACCTTGCGGACCTTGCGCCGGAGACTGTTGTCCTGGTTGAGGCTGCACAGGCTGCGGAGGCCCAGGTTGCGGCTGTTCCTGAAGCAATTGCTCGATTTGTTTGTAGGTCTTAACTCTTTGCTGCTCGCCGGGCACTTCGATGTCGCTCAAGCCCAATTCACGGAAAACGTACTCCATATTTTCCGGCGCTTGCGCCACGGCCATGAACAGCGGATTACCTTCGTTCAAGAGACTCATCATCAAAGAGCGAACTTCCGACTGCATGGTGGGGAATTGCTGGTCCACTTCGGGATAAGCGACTACGTTGCCTTGCATGTCCTCGATGCGCACCCAATCCGACTCCCATTCGCCGGAGTTAGTCTCTTTAGGGATTTCCAGATCGTTTTGCCGGTTCTTGGCGAAGCATTTCACCGCTTTGCCGTCGATATTCGACCAGAAAATCTGCAAGCGCTTCCAAGCTCTCCCGATTCGGCCCATAGCCTGATTTCTTTGTGTGGCAATTCCCGAGGCGGTATCGTTTCCGCCGGTGTCCCCGCCAAAAAGAGCCGGATAAGCGCCGGTCAGGTATTGCAGAATGTTGCCCATCAGCTCGTCTTTGTACTGCATCAGCGCTTCGCTGGGATTGACAGCGGGAGAGAACATCACGAAGTCGCCAATGCGCTGATTGGGCTGAAGATCAACCGGGGTCATGTTGCCCGGCAACGCTCCTTGCTTCGCACGCGCTTCAAAGTCAATGACGTGCTGGTCACCGAAAGCCTCCGGCACGCCGTACATGGCCTGCTCGAAGATCAAATTTACGCAGTCGTTCAATTGCTCCTGAATAGCTACCGAAGCGCTCATCAGCGTTTCGCGGTTCTGCCCCTCGCCGGGCATGGTGTGCATGCATTCCCACTTCTCGTCCATGCATTCATCGCGGGATTCGCAATACACTTCGCCGTAAAAAGCTACATACGCTCCGTGCGGATAAATCTGGATTAGCTGGCACTTCAGGCAGTCGCACGGTTCTTGAACAGGGGGATTCCGGCCCATAGTGCAGCCGTCCGCAACTTTCCAGAACGAGGAAGGTCGCAGCCACGCCGAGCGGAACGTGCCCATATTGTCGTTGACACCGCCATCCACGTAGCCCGCGCCCTGATACAGCAGACGTCGCGCTATTTTTTCGTAACTTTCCGAAGTCGTTCCGGTATCGCCGGTGCTTGGCCCGGAATCCAGTTTTTGCGCAATGTGCGGATAGATGGATTTGACTTTGGCTTTGTGAACGTCGCGCACCCAGGTGAGATACAAAAACTCTCTCTGTTCATCGGCCCACATGCTGCGCTTCAGTTGAAGAGCTGGAACAACGGTGATGACTTCTTGGCCTTTTGGAGTCTCGATAGTGTTGCCCGTTGGGTAAGATATATTTCCAATTTCTGGCGGAATATCCGCTGTCGGATTTCCACATTGAGGGCATACAGGTTGAGCTTCCGAAGTTCCTGGCTCGGAGAATCCGCAACTAGCACACTGTACTTGAGGGTCGCCAATGGGGACTGCCATAGCGCCCATTTCGTCTTGCTGGTCATAGCCATAAGCTTCCCCATCGGATACGTAACGCACATAGGCGCCGAGGAAGCCATCGGTGCACATGTAGTACGCGCATTCATCGAGTTTGTTGGACTGATCGTTGTTACGGTGGATGATATCGACAACTTTTGTTCCATTTTTGGCGGTTTGTACATCCTTAGGATCGGAAGGGCTTTGCGGCCAGAATCTGGCGGCAATAGGGTCCTGCGTGAGAACTGCGGCAAGCGTTAAACAAGTCGCTTGAAAGACGTTGGTGCAGTGTTGGAATGCCGGAGCTTGCTGGTCGTCGTCATCGTCATCCGTGCCTTGGTTCAAGCCTGTGCTGGTTACTCCGGCAGGGAAGTATTGCCCATCCGTTTCACTCCACCAGTCGAATTGACGGCCTTTGAAGAAGAGTCGGCGTTGCAGAATATTTCGTAATTCACGCCGCCGCGCAAGATCGTCTTCTAGTTCTAGTTCGG